TTGGCCCATGCACTGTTTATGTGATTGATGAAAAGGGGCTGGAAAATCTGCGAAATGACTTCGGAGAAGTTTACGATATCCATACTGTGCTGATTAAGCGAGATAAGGCTCTGCGCCGTAAATCTGGGATTGATGAGACCCGGCTCCGTCGAGATGAGCGCCGTAACCTCAATGATGAGGATTATGATTATGTGATTGTCAACAATGGCAAAAAGGCAGAGCTATTTAAGGAAATAGAACGTATTTACGAAGAAATTAAAAACAAATAAGATGGCAGCACCAGTTGAAAAAGGCAATATCATTGTTGGAATATTCTATGACTTTGAAACCGGCGGTCTTGACTGTACCAGAAGTGCCGCGACTCAAATATCACTTCATGCAGTTCGTCTCGATACCTTTGAAGTGATAGATAGGTATAATTCTTATATCTATCCTTACAGTAAGAAAGCAGACATCGGCAAGCCCAAAAGAAAAGTGCTTAAAAATAAGTACGATGCAGAAGAAGAGGAAGAGCTGATGGAGTATGGTTCCACAGCTTTGGATATAAGTGGAATCACTATGGATTTGCTTTATAAGCAAGGCAAACCTTTGGAAGATGTATGTAATGAGATCTGCGACTTCATTGAAAGAAATACCTTCCCAGTGGTGGCTTCAAACAAGCCCTTTATGATCGGTCAGAATCCGTTATTTGATAATGGATTTATGCAGCAGATTATGCTCTATACTGGAGTCTGGGCAAGATTTATCAAACTTGTCCGGGGAGCCAAGGATTTCTGGGGTAACTTCCAGCCCACTCAACTTGACACAATCCTCCTTTCTCAGCTCACTTTTGATAATGACAAGAGTATCACTACTTGGAAACTGGAGGCTATGGCAGAGCGTCTGGGCATTGATCTGGATGACGCTCACGATGCAGACGCTGATGTGACTGCTACCAGAGAAATCGTAAGAGTGCTCACTGCAAGGATGCGCTCACAGTCTGCTGGTGGTGGTACTGAAGTCGGAGGTCTAACTGCTGAAAAACGAGAGAAACTTAGGGATCATTTCAAGATATAATTATGAAAACAGAGTTCAAATTTGATAAAGCCACTGGAACGATGAAACCGGCCAGTGATGCAGTTGCACAAGCTGTAAATGCCAATGTGCATAAAGATGTTGTGCAGTCAAAGTCTGACAAGACTACTTTCCAGCCCAAGTTTGAGAGCGAAAAAAAGATAGATGTAAAGTCTGATACCGTCAATGTCAATCATAATCAGGTCGTTCAGATGAAGCGTGCAAATCATCCAACACCCATTCAGCTGATTGATGAAAATGGTATGCCTGAAGCCTATCTTGATTCAATTACAACTGGAGTGATGATGTTCCGGGAAAGAGAGGATTTAGACATCTGTCAGATAAGTGATGAGAAAACCGGGAAAGTGCTTGCATATATCGGTGGATATGCACTTCAGTTCAATTTTAATATGACTGAATTGAATACGATGGAGCGAATTGAGCAATGTCTGCAAGGGATTGTAAAGTTGTTCCGACACCAAATTATGAACCAAAATCTGCGTAGTAATTCATCAGAGAAATGAGATATTGAGTTTAGATGAGCAAGTTTTCTATTATCTATAAAAGAACAATAATTTTTATAGACAATAGAAAATGAAGCTCACAGACCAAGAAGAGAAGTTCTGCCTGGTATATGCCTGCGGGCCTTCACCATATAACGGCAATGCGCGCAAAACCTTTGACCTTGTATTCAACGGTAATACAGGGGCGCTGTTTGATCCCTCTAAAGAGGGGGTTGAAGAGCATACAAAAAATGAGGTTGAAGTCGCCATTGCCGTTCGGCAGCTTATAACACGCGATGATATTCGGGATCGCATAGACCAGTTAAGAAGCGAAACATTAGTTGACGCAACAACACTACGCCCCAGATTGACTGAAACCCTATTGAAAATTGCTGATGAGTGCTCTACTCTGATGGTGGTTGATCGCTGGGGCAACACTCAATCTCCGGCTGCTCTACGCTCTGTCGCTGTTAACGCTATCAGCAAATTGACCGATATGTATGGTATCAAGGAAGATATTGCACATAAGGTTATGCTGGAAGGTGCAGACGGCGATGGTATTACATTCAACTTGATTGTGCCGGAAGTCAATAAGGACAATGGAATTGATAAAGTGATTGAATAATTTTTAATCTAATTTCATTGTATATGAATGAGTTAAAAGTCGGGGATCAGATTACAATTCGTTATTCCAAAAAGTTGGAGCAGAATGGAAATAGCCTTTTAACAAATAGGACTGGCGTAGTCACTCGGATTTTATTTACTGGGGGCAACTTAACCGGAGCTTATGTTGATGTTAAGGTGATGAGACGAATTAGAAATTATTATATCCCTATTAGCTCGATTGAAGGACCTGACACCATCAACAAAATGAGAACTCTAAGTATATTAAAATCAACAATATTATAAGATGAAAACTATAAAAAAAGGAAGCAGAGGCCAAGAAGTTAAGCACTTGCAGACTTATCTTCATTTGATGGCCGATGGTATTTTTGGACCTTTGACTGAAGAGGCGGTTAAAGAGTTCCAGAAAAATCATGGATTGACCGCTGACGGCATTGTTGGTACTAAGACATGGGCTGTCATCGAAGCAGACGAGGCCAAAGGAGTCTCTTCAATCGCTAAGAGCAAGCGCAATATTAAAGAGATCATTATCCATTGCTCTGACACCCCTGAGGGAAAAGACTTTACTGTGGCAGATATTCGGGCATGGCATAAGGCCCGTAACTTCTCAGATATAGGTTATCACTATGTGATATATCGAGATGGCTCTATTCATCTAGGTCGTGACATCGACATTGCCGGCGCCCACTGCACTAACCACAATACCATCAGTATCGGCATTTGCTATATAGGTGGTCGAGAGGTAGGTAGTACAAAACCTAAAGATACTCGCACTGCCGAGCAGAAAAAGGCACTTCTCAAACTCCTGAAGGATTTGAAGAAGCTATATCCTAATGCCACCATTCACGGGCATAAGGAATTTGCAAATAAGGCTTGTCCTTGCTTTGAGGTTAAAAACGAGTATTCAAATCTCTAATATATGAATTTATGTGGAAAATAATCTTAAATAAATATAGCCCATATTTGGCCATTGGAGTTCTTTGTTTTATCCTTTGGCAAACACATAGTCAGGTTACGAAATATCAGCATAAAGCCAATACGCTGGAGGCCACTATCAGTGATCTGAATCAGGAAATCAAATACACTAAGATTCAACTGAACGACTCTATTGCCTTGTATCAGGCAGAAGTCAAGAGCCTGAATATGACTCAGAATAATCTTAAGGCTAAGTATAACAATTTATTGGCAGCTTCTAAGGTAAAGCCGAAGGACATTAGCAATGTAACGGAAGTTTCAAGCACAATTCATAGTATTGATACCGTGATTGCAGTAATTGATTCTTTCGGTGGAATCAAAGCGAAGTTAGAAGATGATTTTGTGGATATAGATGTTGAGGTATTGCCGGATAAAAAGACCATTATTGATTATGAAGTTCGGGACAGTTTAACCATACTCAGTGTTCAGAAAAAACATTCTTGGCTATTCGGATTAATCAAATGGAAAGAACAAAAAGGTATTAAAGTAATCAATCACAATCCAAAAGCTGAGATTGTCAGCCTTCAAACTATAGACATCATCGAGAAATGAAAAAAAATAACAAGCCAATCACTCCTGATAACTTAAAGAAGATTGGCCAAAATGCAGTTAATAAATTGCAGAATATTAAATGTCAATCTAAAAAGAACTAAGCATCGGTTTTAATGATTATGAATATGGATATTACAGAAATCACGACTATGCTTGGTACAATGCTTGGCATTATCACCCCATTGGGCGGTGTTGGAGCATGGTTATACCGTAAACAAAATAAACGTCTTAAAGAAGCTGAAGCTGCTTTAGCAGAGGCAAACGTCAGTAAGGCAAAGGTTGAGAGCAAAGCCGATGAATGGAATATCTGGAAGGAGCAGCTTGAAGCCGAGCGTGAGCATGTTAAGTTCAAGGATGAGCGCATAAACGAATTGCTCAGGATGAATGCCGACAAAGAAGATCGACATCAGCAAGATATTAAAGACTGGGAGGAACGATTTGATAAGCAAACAGATAGACTGCGAGACGTACAGCGAGATTTGTTGGCAAGGACTCAGCAAGAGATTGTTTATACGAAACAAATTGCGGATTTAGAGCGAGAACGTGATTTTTTCAAAACATGGTTCTGTCGTAGGGAATTTGGCAATGAACAATGTGATCCTGAAAAATGCGGCAGACGCGAACCTAAGCAATCCGTACCTATAAAATATATCCCTTTGGAGAAAACAAAACAGATTGTTCCCAGCAGTGGTAATGATGTTTCAGCAATCGATACGAATTGTTAAGAATAAATTTATTAAGAGCTATGGAGTAGTAACTATACCGTAGCTCTTTTTAGTTATCGGACTATTATTGAGAAAAGTATCTTAATAATGGCAAGATTAGAACGACCAAGAGGTCTCAAAATAACATTCAAACCTTCCGCAAGACAATATGAGCTTTGGAACGCCCTGCAACCTAACCATTGTGATAAGTGTGGGGGTAAGCTCGTTATGCGGCCAAATGGATTTGACAGCAAAGGACATCAGGTTTATAGAGCTACATGTGTGCAATGTGGCAATACTGACATTCCTGAACAAGTCTTGGGTGGCGGTTCTGCCGGTGGTGGTAAGTCTTACATCGGCTGCTGTTGGCTTGTATGTAGTTGTATTCAATTCCCCGGTATTCGCATGGTGGTTGCCCGTAAGGTCCGTAAGACTCTTCTGGAAACCACTTGGAAAACACTGAATGATGTACTTAATTCATGGGGATTAAAGAAAGATATTCATTACCACGTCAATAACGTGACTTATGTAATTACGTTTTGGAATGGTTCTGAAATCATAGCAATGGACTTGACCCCAAGCCCTCAAGACCCTGATTTCAACTCCCTTGGTTCTTTGGAAATCACTGGAGGCTTCATAGATGAGGTTTCTGAGGTCTCTGAGAAGGCTGTGGAGGTATTGGCTTCCCGTATTCGTTATAAGATAGCAGAGACCTTTATTGTGGGTAAATTGTTTATGTCAACAAATCCTTGTTTGACATGGGTGCGCTCTACCTTTGTAATGACAGATGATGGAGATCCAGTGGAACTTCAGTCTGGTTATCGCTATATTCCATTCAGTCTTTTCGACAATCCTAATGAGCAATTCCGAGCTATCTACTACAATAAGTTGAGTAAACTGCGTAATAAAGCTGACCGAGACCGTCTGCTCTATGGTAACTGGCTATTTACTACCAGTAACAAAATGGCAGCATATTGGAATTTTGATGGCGACACACATCTTGTGCATAATCTTAGGGAACAATCTTACAATCCGATGAAGCCTCTCATCCTCAGTTTTGACTTCAACGTCAATCCATATATGAGTTGCCTTCCTATCCAGATTGATTACGACAATAAGATTGTGTATGTCTTTCCTGAATATGTCGGCTATCCCAAAGATAAGAGAAACAACACTCCTTCATTCACTCGCTGGATTGCCTCTCAGCTTGTAGCGGACGGTCATATTGGTGGTGTATTATTGACTGGAGACCCTGCTGGATTGTCTCGCTCTACTCAAACTGAAGAGGGAGTCAATAGAAATAGAACCCGGCTGACACCAAGGAAAAGAAGAAAGTATTGAATGATAATGGTGAGCGTGTTGAACGATGGGGGCACTTCTCAGACTGTTTTGATTATGCGATGATATACTATTTGAGTCAGTATTATTCCCAATATAAAACTGCATCTACCGAGATTGTAACCACTATTGACTCAAACGACACTGTATATGGTGATTTTGACTATTAATAAATAAAACAGTACAAAATAATATGGCATATCATCGTTTTCTGACAAATAAGGATTACTGCTGCATTGCTACTGAAGAGCACATGAAGCAGCTTATCCGTGATGTTCCAGAGCGTTTCCCCCAAGCCGAGCATAGGGCGGAGATGCAGTTGCTGGAATACCTGGACCAGTATTATGAAATAGAAAAGATACTGGCTGTGGGCAAAAATATTCGGGAGTATAGTCCTTATGTGTCTTATCCGGGCCAGACCTGGATTAAGAAAGATGAGGAAATCTTCAAGACCCTGATGCACATCAATGGTTATAAGAAACCGACAAAAATTGAATATTGGCGTCAGGTTGTTGATTTTATCGACCCTCGACTCATTGATCATGCTCACAAATATTCTCAGTTAAGGACATATCCTAAAGGAGAAATTGTTAGGTTTGGTACTGAATACTGGCAGTGCATGGTACCTCACGGTTATGAAAGTGGAGAAATCCACATGCCGGGAGTAAAAGCATGGCGTGAAGCTGAAATTACACCTTGGGAGCCTAATATGGAGTGGGAGAAAAATCAGGTATGCTCTTTCAACGACCAATTCTATCAGTACCTT